ACATTAGGTCGTGGTCGTGGTGGTAATGTGTATGTGTATGCTTTGAAGATGAAACAATTCGTGTTCTCCAACGAGTATATTAATACTGGAGTTCCTGAAATTGATAATCAAATTCGAGACAGTTACCCACGTGTTCGTATTTCTCTGCAAAATGGTCATGGCACATTTGTTCAGGATGAGATTCTGTATCAAGGTGCAAATGTAGAATATGCAACTGCTTCGGCATATGTGGACAGAATGCACCCGAATACTTCTGTGGATATCTATTTTGTCGAAGGACAATTTGTTTCTGGTAATGTTAAAGGATACTCAAGCAATGCCGAATGGACTATTCATGTATATGATTCTCCATCGATGAATGTGGTATTCGAAGACCTTGTTGATAACGATAGAATACAAGCAGGTTCTGATTCTATTATTGACTTTACGGAACACAATCCGTTTGGAGAAGTATAATGATAGGTAATGCTCCTTTCTATAATAGAACCATACGAAGAATTGTTGTTGCATTTGGCACATTGTTTAATGACATTCAATGTGTTCGTCACACCCAATCAGGTATTGAACTTGAACGATGGAAAGTTCCTCTATCCTATGGTGCAAAAGAAAAATATCTAGTTAGAATTACCTCTGACCCCACACTAACCAAATCAATTGCTACAATTGTTCCACGCATATCTTTCAATATGGAAAGTATGTCGTATGACCCAACACGTAAACAAGTAACTACTCTACAAAACTTTTCTGGACAAACATCCACAAAAGTAAATACACAGTATGCACCTATACCATACAACTTCGAGTTTTCATTGTCCATCTATGTTCGTAATACCGAAGATGGAACACAGATACTAGAGCAGATACTACCTTTCTTCACACCAGATTTTACCGTTACTGTCAACTTTAATCCAGATATGGATCAGAAATATGATATGCCTATCATACTAAACTCGGTTAATTCCAGTGTAGACTATGAAGGTGAGTTGATGACTACTCGTTTGATTCTATGGGATTTGGATTTTACTGTGAAGGGATATATTTGGCCACCAGTTAAATCAGGTAAGATTATTCGTTCAGCAAACACCAACTTGTATATTGACAATAACAATAAACAGATTCAAAAAGTGAATGTTGATTATGCAAATGGATTCGGTGTATTTGCACAAGGTGAAACCATTCGTGACAAAGCAAATGGTATATTTGGAACAGTAGAATATTTTAGCAACACTTCAACAGGATTGTTAGTTGTTACTGGATTGAATAAAACTATCTCGGTTGGTAATAGATTGACAGGTGATTATAGTAATGCTGTATTCAATGTTGCTTCTTTATCATCCAATTCAATCAAAGTAACTGATATTATAACCAGACCAAATCCAATTTATGCGATGCCTGATGATGAGTTTGGTTTTTCTGAAACAATTATAAATTATCCTAATACATTATGAAAAAACTAAATGAAAATTTATCAGACATCTTTGATGTAGAACCTATTGAAATTGTTGAACAGAAAACAACAGTTCCAGTAGTGGTAGAGCATGATGATCCTGTTGTATCGGATGCACAGTTTGCCAGAGAGAACATACGAGAGTTAATTAGCAAAGGTAACTCTGCTATTGACCAACTGCTTCTTGTTGCCAGAGATACAGAACATCCACGTGCCTATGAAGTTGCTGCTGGATTGATAAAGAATTTGGGTGACCTAAATAAAGACTTGTTAGAGATACAAAAACGCAAAAGAGATTTAGCACCAAAAGAAACTGCACCGTCAAACGGACTAAGTATAGATAAAGCAGTCTTTGTTGGTTCAACCGCAGAATTAATAAAATTAGTTAGGAACAAATAATGGAAACACTAATTGAACAACTCAAAACAATCTTGGGAACAAACTTTGCATTGTATCTCAAGTCGCATGGTTACCACTGGAATATTGAGGGTTCTAACTTTCCACAATATCACGAATTTCTAAATGATTTTTATAATTCCGTGTGGCTGCAAACGGATGATATTGCAGAGAAACTTCGTGCGTTGAATTCGTATGCACCAGGTTCTCTTGCTCGTATGCTTGAACTTGCAGACATTCAAGAAGCAACATCAATACCCGATGCGATGGCGATGATGCGTGAACTATATGCAGATAATGAGCGTTATATTGTTCATCTTCGTGCTGGCATTGTTGCTGCCGAAGGTGCGAACGAACCTGCTGTTGGTAATTTCTTACAAGATTTGTTAGGCGCACATCAGAAAAAAGGATGGATGTTGAGAAGCATCATAAAATAAACTATGGATGATGGATATCTTGGTAATGCCCGCCTGAAGCGAACAGGCACTGAATTATCCTATACTGAAGAACAGGTATTAGAAATAGCAAAGTGTGCAGATGATCCTGTATACTTTATCAGAAAATATGTAAAGATTGTCAACGTAGACCGTGGTCTCATCCCATTTGATATGTGGGATTTTCAAGAGAACATGGTTCGCACCTTTCACGAAAATCGTTTTACCATTGCAAAGATGCCTCGACAGGTAGGTAAAACAACTACCACTGTTGGTTATATGTTATGGGCAGCAATTTTTAACGAAGAATATACTGTTGGTATTCTTGCAAACAAAGGTCAGTTGGCACGTGACATTCTAGGTCGTATACAAAAAGCATACGAATACCTCCCTTCATGGCTTCAGCAAGGTATCATGACATGGAACAAAGGTTCGTTAGAATTAGAGAACGGTTCTAAGATTTTTGCGTATGCCACATCAGCAGCAGGTGTTCGTGGTGGTACATACAACCTAATCTTCTTGGACGAGTTTGCGTTCGTTCCACACAACATGGCAGTTGAGTTCTTCACATCAACCTATCCTGTTATATCATCTGGTCAAACATCCAAAGTTATTATCGTTTCAACTCCTAATGGTTTAAATTTATTCTACAAGATGTGGACAGATGCCATTGAAAACCGTTCCACATACAAGACAGTTGAGGTTCATTGGTCACAAGTTCCTGGTCGTGATGCAAAATGGAAAGAAGAAACAATACGAAACACATCGGAGGAACAGTTCCGACAAGAGTTTGAAACAGAGTTCATTGGTTCAAATGCTACACTGATATCAGGTAGTAAACTCAGGTCATTGGCATTCCACAATCCAATCCACACAGAAGAAGGATTGGATATCTACGAACAACCAATACCCAATCACCTATACATTGCAAGTGTGGATTGTTCGGAGGGTGTATTGCTAGATTACTCTGCAATAAATATACTTGATGTAACACAAGTACCCTACCGTCAAGTAGCAAAGTTTCGTAGCAACAAAATACCACTATTATTCCTACCCACAATCATCTTTTCGTTGGCAAAGAAGTATAATGAAGCATTTGCTTTAATTGAAACCAACAACATCGGTCAACAAGTTGTCGATATTTTACATTATGATTTGGAATACGAGAACATTTATAAAACCGAACAGCACCATATCAAAGGTCAGTCTATCTCTTCAGGATTTAAACGGTCAACATCGTTTGGTGTGAAGACCACAAAATCAGTCAAGAAGATTGGTTGTGCCAACTTGAAGACACTGATTGAGAATGATAAACTAATTATTAATGATTTTGATACTATTGCCGAACTGAATACATTTGTTCGTGTTCGGGATAGTTATGCTGCGGAAGAAGGCAGCAACGATGACTTGGCTATGGGATTAGTATTATTTGCATGGTTGACAGCACAGTCATTCTTTAAGGATTCGACTAACATAGACATACGTCAGTTTATGTTGGCAGAACAGAATATGTTGGGTGAAGAAGAATTAGTTCCTGTTGGTATATTTGATGATGGTCGTAAAGAAGAAGTCACCGTAGCTGGAGATGATATCTGGTCTACACGTGATTATCTTAATGAAAGATTATAAAAAACTAAATAGATCATAAATAACAATACCCCTTAACTAAAGGAGAAATCCAATGGCATTTCAATTATCACCAGGAATTAACACATCGGAAATTGATTTCACGACTGTGGTACCTTCTGCTATTCTAACCGCAGGAGGTTTTGCAGGAAACTTTAATTGGGGACCAGCAAATGAAGTAACTACTATTACGGACGAAACTCGTCTTGTCGCTCGTTTTTCAAAACCAGATAGTACAAATTATGAATATTGGTTCTCAGCAGCAAACTTCCTAGCATACTCAGGCAACTTACAGGTTGTTCGTGCAGCAAACACAACATCAACTTTCAACGCTACTGCAAACGGCACTGGCGTTTTGATTGAAAATATAACTGATTACACAAACAATCACGAAGGTGCAACAAATACTGCATACGGTCCGTTTGCTGCTCGTTATGCTGGAGCATTAGGAAATACAATGCGTGTTTCTATCTGCTCATCTTCACAAGCATTTTCTTCTAATTTAACTTCAACTGATTCAATGAGAGCAAACTCGTTGAACTATTTGGTTGATAATACTACAGTTATTAATGTCAACGGAACGGCAGATGCACGTGCTAACTTAGTGGCAGGTGATTTGATTTCTATCGACAACGGTTCATCGTATATTCGTGTAGCATCTGTTAATGCTACTGCTATTACTATTGCTACTGCACTGACTGCCAATCTTGCATTAGGCACAGCAATCACACGTAGATGGCAATATTACGACCAATTTGGTGTGGCACCAGGAACTTCAACATACACTTCTTCTAAAGGTGGAAGTAATGATGAAATGCACATTATCGTTATTGATGAAGATGGTAAGTTTACTGGAACAGCAAATACTGTTCTTGAAAAATATGCTTTCTTATCAAAAGCATCCGATGCTATTTCAAGTGAAGGTAATTCAAACTACTATAAAAATGTTATTAATCAACAATCGCAGTATGTGTGGTGGATGGCACATCAACCAGGTGCAACGAATTGGGGAACTGATGCTCTTGGAGTAAATTTTAGTGCTATCCGTTCACCATTCTCCGCATCGTTTAGTTCGGGTGCTGATGGAACAATCGGAACATCAGAAATTGTTACTGCATATGGTAAGTTTGCAAATGCAGATGAAACTAATATTTCTCTGTTGATTTCTGGTCCAGGTAATTTGACAACTGCTGCGGCTCTTATTTCGTTGGCAGAATCTCGCAAAGATTGCATGGTATTCTTATCACCCCCTAAATCAACAGTTGTAAACAATGCAGGTTCTGAAGCAACTGGCATTTCTGCTTATCGTGATACATTGACTTCATCCTCTTATGCATCGATGGATTCTGGTTACAAATATCAATACGATAAGTATAATGATGTATATCGTTACATTCCATTGAATGGTGATATCGCTGGTTTGTGTGCTCGTACTGATAATGACCGTGATCCGTGGTACTCACCAGGTGGTTTAACACGTGGACAAATTAAAAATGTAATTAAATTATCATACAATCCTTCCAAAGCAGATCGTGATACTTTATATGTAAAAGGTATCAATCCTGTAGTAACATTCCCAGGTGAAGGAACAGTTTTGTTTGGTGATAAAACTCTACTGAATAGACCTTCTGTATTTGATCGTATCAATGTTCGTAGATTGTTTATAGTATTGGAAAAATCCATCGCTCGTGCAGCACGTTCTTCTATGTTTGAATTTAATGATTCATTCACTAGAGCACAGTTTGTTGGTATCGTTGAACCATTCCTAAGAACAGTTCAAGGACGCCGTGGAATTACTGATTTTCGTGTCGTATGTAATGAAACAAATAACACTCCAGACATTATTGATAACAATCAGTTTGTTGGTGATATTTACATTAAACCATCTCGTTCGATTAACTTCATTCAACTTAACTTTGTTGCCGTAAGAACAGGTGTTGCATTTGAAGAAATCGTTGGACGAATCTAATAAATAAGAAAAACACAAGGAGATAAAAAATGGCATTTAATGTAAACGAATTTAGAAGTAAAATGACTGGAGATGGTGCTCGTCCAAATCTATTTCAAGTCGCTTTAAGCACAAATAATATTCGAGTAGCAGAAAATAACATACAAGAAGAATTTTCATTTATGTGTAAGTCTGCACAATTACCAGGTTCAACACTTGGAATTGTGACTGTTCCTTATTTTGGTCGTGAAGTAAAATTTGTAGGCAATAGAACATTTGCCGATTGGACTGTAACTATTATTAATGATGAAAATTTTAGAATTAGAAATTTCTTTGAAAGATGGATGAATGCAATCAATTCACATGCTGAAAATTTTAGAGACCCCAATTTCTTTTCCCCAACACAGTATGTCTGTGATGCTACTGTATCTCAATTCAGTAAATCGGGAACTACTAAAGGTGTTATCTCTCAGTATCAGTTTGTAGGTATGTTTCCAACTGATATCTCAGCAATTGATTTGGATTGGGGTTCTAATGATACTATCGAAGAGTTTACTGTAAACTTTACATACCAATATTGGGTTAATGAACAAACAACTGATACTGGTCAACAAGTTTTTAATAAGAGATAATACTTGAATATAAAAGAACAATCACGTTCTTTTACTATAGAATGAGAAATTAATGGCAATCAAACTTTTTGGTTTCACTCTAGGTAGCAAGGATGTTGTTCAGGTTGAGAAACCTGAGCAACCCTCCTTTACGCTCCCTACTGCTGCACTGGATGACGGTGCAGTAACTATTACTCAGAATGCTCATTACGGAACCTACGTTGACTTAGAAGGTTCTGTTCGTAATGAGATAGAACTCATCACTCGATATCGTGAAATGTCCAACCATCCAGAATTGGATATGGCTATTGGTGAGGTTGTTAATGAAGCAATCACACACGATAAGTCTGGTAAGGTTCTCAAGATTGTTCTGGATGATTTAAAACAACCAGCATCAATCAAGAAAAAAATAGAAGAAGAGTTTGATAGCATCCTAAAGATGTTAAACTTTTCCAACCTTGCCGATGATTTGTTTAGACGTTGGTACATTGATGGACGATTATTCTATCAAGTTATAGTAAATGAAAAAACTCCTAATCAGGGTATTCAGGAACTACGATATATTGACCCACGTAAGATTCGTAAAGTTCGTGAGATTAAAAAAGACCGTGACCCAAAAACTGGTGCAACGATTATTAAATCGATTGCCGAATACTATGTTTTTAATGACCGTGGAACACAACAACAAGCATTTACT